GGAACCGCGGAGCATTGCTGGTGCGAGTCACAGACAAAAAAGGTGGAATCGTTTATTCAGGATAATATAGAATATGAAAGCAGTAGTATGGAGTAGAGATATGTGTGCCCATTGCGAGCAGGCCAAAGGCCTACTTAAAATGAAAGGCATTGAGTTTGAAGAAAAGAAAGTCGGACACGGATATACCAAAGAAGACTTACTAGAAGCAGTCCCAACAGCGCGAACAGTACCACAGATTTTTCTCGATGGAGAACTAGTAGGTGGATTTCAAGAATTAAAGAAAAGGTTAGAAAATGTTAATTGATAAAGGTGTATCAGTAGGTGAAGTGATTACTTTAAAACTCACTTCAGGAGAAGAGATAGTAGCTAGATTATCAGCAGAAACTGATAGTTTTTATAAACTATCACGCCCAATGGTCATAGCTATGGGTGAAAGAGGTCCAGGATTAATGCCATATCTGTTCACAGTGAATCCAGAAAAGGAAATTAAACTGTTAAAAACCACAATCACTGTCGCAGAAGCCACAGACAAGGCATTCGCTGACCAGTTTGTACAAAGCACTACTGGTATTAAATTAGTCTAGGAATAAGAGATGCCATACAGAACCGGACTGGGACCACCAATACTTGATGTATGGCGTGCCAATGATGTCTACGCAAATAAAAAATTAATAGCACTATGGGAAGAAGCAAGTCCTAGCCCAGCTATCGGTTCGCCAGAAGCTGTACAGGTTTCGTTGTCAATCACACAATCTGCAGCAGTGGCCACCAGTGCTGCTTTAGCCACCAGTGCCGATGAAGCTGAGGTGGGACTGAATGGGGTCGGTGAAGTACCACAGGAAGGGCCTTTGGAAAAAGTTGCACCAGAAGCCAATCCAGGTGCATACAGCACAGCCGGAGGTTTTCCAGCAAAATTAGATCCTAATGCAGATCCTAATGCTGTGTTTGCTGTGCTTTCTAAAAATATCGACACAGCGTTATCCGATGCTAGAGCAGGTCGCTGGAAAGAAACTGGCAGCAATCAATATATCATCAGCTGTTACAAGGCAGTGGGATTTAATATTAATTCAGATTCAACACCATGGTGTGCGGGATTTGCTGGATCAGTGTTAAAAGTATCTGGAGTGCAGAGTCTCAAAACTTTAAGCAGCTTGGCCTATAATGGTTTCGGTACACGAATACCACTAGGCGATAGAAGCAAATGGAGATTGAATGACATTGTGGTATTCAGTCGAGCAGGTGGTGGGCACATTGGATTTTTCCGAGGATACAATCCGTCAAATGGTACTGTTCTAATTGCAGGCGGTAATCAATCAGATAATCTTACAGAAGTAGGATTTAAAGCAAGTGGAATGCCAATCATATCAGTGTCTAGAGCGTGGAATGTGCCTGCAGAATATGATAGAGCAGTGACCTACTCAGGCAGTGCAGGATCCAGTGTCAAGGTAGTTTAATGAAAAAATTATTTTGGAACTGTCTTGGATTCCTAAGTTTAGGAATGGCCTACGTTGGAATTATCACTCCCGGAGTCCCTTACAGTATATTCGTAGTATTTGCCGCTTACTGTTTCAGTAAAGGCAGTGAACGTATGCATCGCTGGATCTACAATCACAAACTGTTTGGACCATTCTTAACCAATTGGAATACCAAGCGTGTGTTTCCAACTAAGATGAAATATTTTATGCTAGCCATGATGGGCTCTAGTTTAATTATAATGTTCTTTACTGGAGTTAAACCAATTGGGGTTATCAGTACTGCTGTGTTCATGGCCATTGTTGCCATTTGGGCTTGGCGTTTTCCTGGGAGTATTGAAGAACACCAAAGAAGAATCAATAGTGGAGAAAAGGTAGGATGGCTAAAGTAACATTAGAAGAACTAATTGATATCGCATTTGCGGTAGAAGAGGGTGACCCATTTGACTGGGGGTCATTTAAGCAAGGCAAGACAGAAGCAATGAAAATGATTGGAACAAGCATACTTGATCAATTTGACAAAGATGTTTACACAGATAACGAACGTTTGGTTCTATTAGCAACTCTAACCAAATTAGTAACAGAAAACATGATTTTACATTCTAAACTCTTGACACAAAGTCAAAAAGAAAGTAAAATTTAATATTAAAGGAAATATAGTAAAATGGCAACAGGAAAAGTAAAATGGTTTAATGAAACCAAAGGTTTTGGATTTATTACTCCAGACAACGGTGGTGAGGATTTATTTGCTCATTACTCAGCAATACAGACTTCAGGCTTCAAAGTTCTACAGGAAAATCAAGCAGTAACGTTTGATGTAGTACAAGGCCAAAAAGGCAAGCAGGCTGCAAACATTTATCCAGCGTAAGTTGGTTAAATAATAGAATTGTTGTAATCCCTTCGATGTGAAGGCATGTTGGACGGCGGTTCGATTCCGCCCACCTCCACCAAAACACTTTTATAAGACGAGAGTCTTTTAATGGGGGTGACCAGGTTTCGACAGCGTGAGCTAGCAAAGACGGCAACAGGGTAGGCGATGACCCTAAATCAAGCAAAACAAGTAAATGCAGAAAACGCAGATACATTTGACTTCACAGCAATGAGCTTCACTGGTAACACTGTTACTGGTTCAAGCAAAGTTGCTTTAGCTGCCTAAAAAACAGCAGGTCCGGGGTAGTTATACCTTGTAACCAAAAATAGCAAAAGGTCACTTCGGTGGCCTTTTTTATTGGTTTTGTCACATTTACCTACGGTTATTGTATAATGTTGTAAATATTTGACTGGGCTGCGAGGCCCTTTTTTATTGTTTGGTGATATTTGAACTACGGAACCACATGCCAAACAATGTACATAAGGAGAAGTATATGAAGAAAGCATTATTAGTAGCATTGGCATTAATTGCATCAGTAGCACAGGCAGAAGATAAACCAGCAAAAAACTTTATCCAGTTGCAGTACGCATATCGTGACACTATTGCCAGCGACAAAGCAGATCCAAATCGTCAAGGTGTAAATTTTACGTTTGGAACTAAAGTTTTAGAAAATCTTACCTGGGACGTTAACAATCAGTTTCGTTCAGAGAACGGACAAAATGGCAACGAAGCAACTCGCTTAGAAACCGGCCTTTCATATCAATACGGTGTGTTAAAAGATGTAGCACTTTACACACGTGGTGCAGTTGGTTACAAATACACAAATGGCGCTGATCATTCGTACTATTCTGTTGAACCAGGAGTTAAGGTACAATTAACAAGCCCGTTGGCTGTAAAAGTCGGATACCGTTTCCGTGATTCATTCAGCGACAGCTATCTTGATCAAACCAATACGCTACGCCTAGGTGCAGAATATACGCTAACAGAAAACACTGCGGTAACAGCAGGATTGGATCGTTCTTGGAAAGATTCAGAGTTTGTTGGTGCTAACGCAGGGTATGTAGTTAAATTTTAATTTGATATACCCTACATTGTTAGGATTGGAAAAAAGGGACTTGACTGTTCCTTTTTTTTCCTCTACAATAAAATTATATTCTATAGGAGTTAGATATGACACAGACAGTACCAGCAGTAACATTCGCATTTCGCGAAGGGGATGAAGCACCAGAGGGCGGCGGTTGTCCAATTGGTGGTGAATTTGTTTTTAAGACCAGCAATGATTTATTTGCCGATAAGAGAGTGGTGGTGTTTAGTTTGCCAGGTGCATTCACACCAACCTGCTCAACATATCAATTACCCGGCTTCGAAGAACAGTTTACTGACTTCCAAGCAAAAGGCATTGATGCAATCTATTGTGTCAGCGTCAATGACGGATTCGTTATGAACGAGTGGGCTCGTTCATTGAACGTTAAGAACGTTCGTGTTATACCAGATGGCGCAGGAGCTTTTACAGAAGGCATGGGAATGACCGTTGACATGAGTGCAATTGGTTTTGGTAAACGTAGTCGTCGTTATGCCGCAGTGGTTAATAACGGCACAGTAGAACACATGTTTGTAGAACCAGAATCAAGTGCAAGTGACCCAGACCCGTATGGTGTTTCAAGCCCTG